CAAGCGATGGAACATGATGCTGCAACGCTGTGAAAATCCAAAAACCAAGGAATACAAAAACTACGGCGGGCGAGGCATCAAGGTTTGCGAACGCTGGCATGATTTCCGCAATTTCATTGCGGATGTCGGAATGCCATCGCAACCCGGCTACGAACTCGATCGCATCGACAATGATCGCGGGTACGAACCCGGCAATATTCGTTGGGTTAGCCAAGCCGTTCAAATCCGTAACCAGCGCAAGCGCTTGGGATGTACCAGTCAATATCGCGGCGTGTGCTGGAATTCCAAGCGTCGCAAATGGCAAGCCGAAATCAAGGTTGGCCCAAACCGCCGCATGCTCGGCCTATTCGAAAAAGAGGACGACGCCGGCCGCGCCTATGACAGCGTCGCAAGATTATACAAAGGGTTCACATTGAATTTTCCAGAGGGAGAGAACTGATGGCAGACGACGACAACCGAACCGACGACGAGCGCAAGAAGCAAGCCGCTGACGACGAGCAAAAGCGGATCACCCAGGCCGAGGACGATCGCAAGGCGCGCGAGCAGGCCGAGGCCGATCGCCAGAAAGCGATGAAGGAAACTCCGCTGGTGCCGAACGATCAGGGTATCGTGATGGTGGAGGCCATCATGGGACCATACCGCGGCCAGCGGCTGCAGATGAAGGAAGCCGATGGCACCGCCGCGATCAATGAGCATTGGGCGCGCAATCCGGTATGGGCGGAATATGTCCACGACGAACTGAGCGACGAGGAACGCAAAGCGGCGTGGGATGCCTCGCACGCCTGGGCCAATGCGCAATGGGAGGAAGCGCAGAAGGAGCCGGAGGAGGCCGAGCCGAAAGCGCGGGAGCGGGAGGAACAGGGAGGCGACCGGCCGCCAGAGCAGGAACAGCAGCGCAATCTGCAAGCGGATCAAGGCGGTGCCGCTGCCGGCTACAAGACGCGGACACCCGAACCGCCAAGGCGCGGCCGCTAGATGGGCATGCTGCAATCGCTGGCGCGGCTGATCGTGCCGCGCCTGAAGGCCAATCCGGCCGGCGAAGGCAACTGGCATCCGGGGCCGTACACCGTGAACGGTGGCGTGATCCCGGCTGGCAGCCCGTGGAACTTCTGGCAATGCGACATCGATCCGTGCGGCTATCCGTCGTCGTCGATCGTCGAGGCTTGCGTTTGGGCCTATGTGCGGGCGATCGCGCAGTTGCCGGGCTATCACCGGATCGAGCTCGACAATGGTGGCACCGAAACGGTGACGAGCTCAGCGCTGGCGCGGCTGTTGCGCAGCCCCAATGCCTACCAGACGCCGAGCGATTTCCTGGTGCACCTGATCCGCTCGCTGTTGCTTGCCGGCAATAGCTACTGGATCGCGCAGCGCAATGACCGGTTCGAGGTGACCGCGCTGCACTGGACCGATCCGCGGGCCTGCCGGGTGCGCGAGATCATGGTGCAGGGCCAGGCGTTCCGTGAAATTTTCTATGAGATCGGTGATAATCCTTTGTTCACGTTCGATAGCATCCTCGGCCGCACCAGCCTGGTGGTGCCGGCGCGCGATGTGTTTCATGTGAAACTCGCTTGCCCCAGACACCCACTCGTCGGCGAGACCTGGCTGCAAGCGCTGCCGACCGAACTGGCGCAGACCGCCGCCATCAACAGTTCAATCACGCAAGCCGCATCCAACATGCGGCCGGCCGGGCTCATTCAAACCGATTTGAACCTGACGCCGGCGCAAGTCACCGAACTGAAAGCGCGCTGGGCCGAGACCTCGCAAAACCTTGCCACCGGCGGCGTGCCGATCCTGACCCATGGCCTCAAGTTCCAACCGTTGACGATGTCAGCGGAAGATCAGCAGGTGATCGAACAAAGAAAGATGAACAACGCCATGGTCGCCGCGGTGTTCGGCGTGCCGGCGATCCTGCTCGGGATGACCGATACCGGCACCGCGAAATCCGCCGAGGCGGTGATGGCGGAATGGCTCGCCGCGGGCCTGGGTTGGTTGATCAACCACGTCGAGGTGGCGCTGGATCAATTTGTCGGCCTCAACGCCAACTCGATCGGCGCTGGCCGGGAATATACCGAGTTCGATACTGAGGTGCTGCTACGCTCGGCGTTCCGCGAAAAGATCGAAGGCCTGGCGCGCGGTGTGCAGGCCGGCATCTATGCGCCGGACGAGGCGCGTTACAAGATTGGTTATCCAAAGGTGGCCGGCGGCTTTGGCAAGATGCCGCGGGTGCAACAGCAAATGGTGCCGCTGGATTTCGAGCCGGAACCAGCGAAACCGGCGCCGGCGCCAGCCTTGCCGCCACCAGATGACAACGAAGATAAGCCAGCCGACCTGACACCCGACGAGCAGGCGGCACTAGCCTTGTTCCACCTCAAGAGCGAGTGTGATCATGTCCGTGCTGCTGCCTGACCGGTCGCTGCTGCGCGCGGTCGCCGAGATCGTCATTGCCGAGGAACGGCAACGCGACGCCGCCGACACGGCGCTATCCGCCGAAGTCGCGCGCTTAAAGGAACGGATCGACGACTATGGCAACGTGATCCGGCAACCAGGGCCGCCCGGACCACAAGGGCTGCCAGGACCGCCAGGCGCGCACATTAAGGGCGACAAGGGCGACAAGGGTGATCCCGGCGAAGCGATCACCGGCCCTGCTGGGCCACCTGGCGAGGCCATTAAAGGCGATAAGGGTGATCCGGGCGAACCGGGACCGCCGGGCGAAAGCATCAAGGGCGACAAGGGCGATCCGGGCGAGGCTGCCTATACCGGGCGGGCGCTCGGCCGCCATAACCCGCAGCAGCAATATCGCGCGATGGACGTGGTCGCGCATAACGGTTCGGAGTGGCGCGCGATCACGGACGATCCGGGGCCGCTGCCCGGTGACGGCTGGATGCTTTCGGCGAAAGGTTCAAAGGGTGACAAGGGCGTGCCGGGCGATAAGGGTGACAGCGTCAAGGGTGATCGCGGGCTGCCAGGGCCGGAAGGCAAAGAGGGCCGCGGAATTGCCGACATCCTGATCGACAACGGTGTGCTGGTGTTCGTCTTGACCGATGGCCAGAGGAAGGAATTCATGCTGGAGGCGGCATCGTGAGTTCAATCCGATCGGCCACCGCGGCGGATTGGCGGGCGTTGCCGGCCGGCCTGCTCTCGATCGCGAAAAGCCATTTGCGGATCGATGGCACTTACGATGACCACTATATCGAGCGCACCATTGCGCGGGCGATCAGCCAGTTTGAGCGCTCGACCAATGTCTCGGTCAATCCGGTGACGTGGCTGTGGTCGCCGGATGCCGGCAATTTCCGCGGCGGTCGCGCGCAGGTGCCGGTGTCGCCGGTCGCCAGTTTCACGGTAAGCGATGGTGCCGATATCTCGGCCGACTATACCCTGACCACCGAGGCGACCCATGGCGTTGGGCTGTTCTATCTCAATGGCGCGTTTGCCGACGGCATGGCGGTGAGCCTGGTGTCTGGCTATTCGAGCGCCGGCGCGATCGAGCCCGGCATCGAGGATATCGTGCTGCGGTTCTGCGGCCATCTGTACGAACACCGCGAGATTTTGGTGCCGGGCGTCGAAGCACAGACACCGGGATGGTGGACCGATTGCGTGGCTACGTATTGGGTACCGCGGTGCTGATGTGAAAACCGTCGAGCTATTCAAAGACTTCGACTATCGGCCGCACCCGCGCAAGACCATTCGGTTTCATGCCGGCACCACCTATACCCGTGTGCTCGAACTTGCCGCGCAGGAGATCGAGCGGACAGGGGCCGGCCGCATACTGCCTCCTCATGCGGCCGGCAGCTATCTGACCCGCGACGCCTCGCACGCGTTCCGGGTTCGAAGGAAAGTCTGAAACATGGCGCTCGGCGCGCGGGTTAGTATCGGCGCCAAAACTGGCGCCGGGAGCTTGCGCCACCGCGTCACCTTCGCCGAGCGCGACACCACCCAGGACGAGTACGGCAACGTTAGCGGCGGCTGGATCGATCGCTGCACCGTCGCCGCCAATATCACGCCGCGGCTCGGCGGCGAGGCGATCGACGCGGCACGGCTCGCCGGGCGGCAACCGGTCATGATCCGGGTGCGTGCGACGCCACTGACGCGGCGGATCACCACCGACTGGAAGGCAACTGACCAGGACGGTACAGCCTACAATGTGCGAACCGCAATCGACGCCTTCATGGGCAGTGTCGACCACGGCTACTACATCGACATGATGGCCGAGGCCGGGGTTGCGGTATGAACATGATCGCAAGGGTGACATGAGTTATTCCGACCCGTCGCTGGCGCTGCAAAAGGCGATCGTCTCGGCGCTGAAAGCCGGCGAGACCGGCGCGCTGGTCGGAGGCCGCATCTATGATGCGGTGCCGGGCGGCGTCGCCAAACCGTATGTAAGTTTTGGGCCGTTCCAGATGCTTCCCGAGCATGGCGATTGTTTGGACGGCGGCGAAGCCTTCGTGACGCTCGACGGCTGGGCCGCCGGGCCGGACACCGTCGCCGTCAAGCAGTTGGGCACCGCGATCGCATCCGACCTCGACCGGATTGCCGTGCAGGTCGACGGTCAGCGCCTGCTCGAACTCGCGATCGAACAGACACAATACCTGCGCGATCCCGACGGCATCACCGCGCATGCCGTTGTCACCGTTCACGCCTGGACCGAACCAACCGCAATAGGAGTATGACGCCATGGCTATCGCGACCACCTATCCGTTCTCTCAGTTCCTCGTGAAAGTTGGAGATGGGGCGAGCCCTGAAGTATTCACGGACCCCTGTGGACTTACAACCAAAGGTTTTACAAGAACTGCCAATCTCAACGATACCAATATTCCCGACTGCGCCGATCCCGACGCGCCAAGCTGGCTCGGCCGCGACGTGGTGAGCTACCAAGCCAATATCGCCGGCTCGGGAGTGGTCGCCGAGGAAAGTTTCGACACCTGGGAAGATTGGTGGACCGCCGGCGAAACCCGCAATGTCAAGATCGAGCTAGGGGCGCCAGCGGTGGCGGCCTGGACCATGCCGGCCAAATTGCAAGAGTTCACCATGACCGCCGAGCGCGGCAACAAGGTGCAGATGACCGTCAACCTGGTCTCTGACGGCGCCGTGGTGCCGGTGGTGATCCCATGAGCGTCGATGGTTCGATCACGATTGAATGGGCCGGCGAGGAATATCGGTTCCGGCTGGCGATCGGCGAGATGCGCGAGCTCTATGAGGCGGTCAACCGGCCGCGGCTCGCTATCGGGGCGCCGATCATTGGGCCGATGGAGTTGCTCACCACCTTGCAAGGCGGCAATGGCTGGCCGACCGAGGTGCGCGAGATCATCCGGCTCGGTCTCACCGGTGGCGGCATGAAAACCGATCGCGCGCTGGTGCTGATCAAGCGCTTTGTCGAGCCGCCGGGCATGCTGCTGTCAGCCGAGGTGATCGCCTATCGGGTGCTGCTGTCGGCGCTGACGCCGGAAGTAATTGACGAGCCGGTGGGAAAAGACCAGGCGGACGATCCGGCGGCGTCGACCGCATCAACTTCGCCGCCATCTACGGCACCGGTGCTGCAATAGGGTTCGCGCCGCATGACATCGACCGCTGTTCGCTCTGGCAGTTCGCCGCGATGGTCGACGGCTGGAACAAGGTACACGGCGCCGAGCCGAAACCGGAAGCGATGGATAACGACACCTTCGATCGGATGGTCGAGGCGAGCGCCGAATTGGAGGCGCGGCAACTGAATGGCCGACGAACAGGGTGACGAGGAACTACAGCGCTATTTCAAGGACATTTCGTTCAAGGTCAAGCGCGAGCTGGTGACCGTGATCAAAGCGCAGGCCGACGACCTGGCGGCGGCGATCAAGGCCGAGGCGCCGGTCAAAACCGGCCGGCTGCGCGACAGTGTGGCGGTTCGCCGCGGCCGCAATACGCTGGAACTGATCGTAACCGCCGGCGGCGATTCGACCACGGTCAGCGAGCGCGGCGCCGGCGGCGCCTACGACTATAGCCTTGCCATTGAATACGGTACCTCGCGGCAACCGGCGCAGCCGTTTTTCTGGCGGGTGTATCGGCAAAAGCGACCGGAGATCGAGCGCGCCATCAGCGACGCCGTCGAACAGGCTTTGAAAGGGTAAGCAATGGCGCCGGCGTTACGGGTTCCCGTCTCGGTCAATATGCAGCAGTTCGAGCAGCAGATGGGCCAGATGGGCCAGGTGACCTCGCGCGTGGTCAAGACCATGCGCAACGAGTTCATCAAGCTCAATGCCGAGATCGCCGTGCAGGGCGTCAAGGCGCTCGGGTTGTTTGGCCTGGAAATTATCAAGGTATCCTATCAGACCGGATTGCTTACCGCATCGTTGCGGACCCTGGTGCGGACCGCGCTGCCGATCGCCTTGGTGGTCGGCAGTTTCGAGGCGATCGCCGCCATTACTGAATTCGCCAAGGGCAAGATCGAGGAGTTCGTCAAGGTCCAGGAGAAGGCTAGTGCCGCCGGCGTTACCACCGATTTTTTCCAGCGCTGGGTAGAAGGCGGCAAGGCGATCAAGCTGTCGGTCGAGGACGCCACCGCGGCGTTGAACAAGTTTGCGGCGGCGGCACAAAGCAAGCTCGGCGGCAGCGACCTGCAAAAGCGCATTGTCGAATTGCAGGAAGCCGGCAACCTCGGCGGCGTCTCGACACGCGGATTCGAAGGCGCGATCGGCAACCAGGATAAGCTGGTGGCCGCTGCCAAGATCATTCGCGAAATGCTCGACAAGGGCGAACGGCTGGCGGCGCTCGATCTGGCTGAAAAGGCGTTCGGGCCGAAAGTCGCGGACAACCTGCGCGCCGATGCCGGTTACCTCGACCAGATGCTGGCGAGCGCCAAGGCGATCGAAGCCACCAAGATCATCAACCAAGACGATATCAACCGCGCC